GCCGCCGTCCACCATCCTGGGAACGCCAGCGCAGTGTGCAGGGTCTCGTGGATGTAGAGCCCCGCGTAGCCACCAGGGACGAGGTACTCCAACCCAGTCGAGAACCGCCGCACGTTCATCAGGTTCGCTCGCAGGCCGATGATCTTGGCCTTCCGGGCGCCGGGGACCTCCAACGGAATAGACTGGAGCTTAACCCTCAACCCCTCAGATACAGCAGTCGCCGCGGCGGCTGACGCCGCGGCAGCTGACGCCGACGCCGCTGCCACAGAATCCGGAAGAGACCCGCCAAGATCCTGCTGGATCTTGGCGATGGTCTTGACGACAGAACCCAGTCTTGTCGTGACAGTCCCAGGCGCTGCCGGGCCGTTGACCACATCGCTTATTGCCTGAGCGTCAAGCTTCGCGTTCTCGAGGTCTGTCGTTGTGATCACGGCCATTAGTCGTGTCTCCGATTCACGGTAGTGTAACCCGAATCACACCGGGTTCCCATTCGCATCAATGATGCCCGTAAGGTAATCGTCATCGTTGGAGTAGTACCGGTCATCGTAGTTCACGGCCCGGACCACCGACGTGAAGTTGGACCGTGGGTCCTTCTCCGTTACGAGGAAGGCCTGACCCGTCACACTACCGTCCTTGACGATGGTGAACGTGGTACGGGCGAACGTCTCCGAACCCACGACTAGTGTAAGGCCCGGTGCATGGTCCAGGAGTACGAAGTGTGGACCCGAGCCCTGCGTAACAGGCATCGACTCTACAGTACCGTCCGACAGCTGGAGGAAGATGGTGAACGTACCGACGGACAGGTCCACCGGTTGGGACAGCTCCAGCTCGAGGACATTCTGACTCAACACGTCCCCGTCCATCGTCTCCGGCCGGGTGTTATCCGCGTTCAGAATCCGGTCCCGGAGTAAGAGAACGTCGGCCTCTTGGGTGGCCTCGAATTCGACGGACGTGTTCTGGTACCGAAGCTTATTCCAGGTCCGCCAGGCGTGAAAGTAAGCCTGCAGCTTGGACCGGATGCCAGCACTCTCCACACGCTTCGGGTTCACCGCGGAAAGGTCCGCCGGGATGTAAACGGTGGCCAGCGAGTCGTCCGTCGGATCGACGTAGTCGAACTCCACACCGTCGCAATCGTCCTGAATACCAAAGCGGACAGTGCGCGCCTCTGTTCCCGGGATCTTATTCCGGTGGTTGAAGAGGACGGTGCTATCCGGTGTTGCCTTTTCGAAGGACAGACGAATGGTGGACCCGCGACGGTAAGCCTGGCAGAAGGCGACAGACGCGATCATTGCGACGGTCTCTTCGTACGACAGGTTCGCCGCGTCGAACGTGTAGTTGAACTCACCGGCCGCCGCGTGACCGAAGCACGACACGGCACTATTGTAGGCGTCGAGGAAGCTCTGGAGGTCCAATTCGTCCAGGGTTCGACGGCCAATGCGAGGGTCCACGCTTACGTGGAACATGATGTCACAGAACCTCGAGGAGGCTGCGAGGCTGGATTCCACCATCCCCGCCGGTGTGATACTCTGGATCCGCCTGGACGCCAGGAGGTTCAGCTTCCTGGCCCGAATGGACAACGCCCCGGGGGTCGCGTAGGTCGTTGACCGGATGGTGGTGACGTCCCCGAAGTCCAGGAGTGTCACCTCCTTCATGGAGTAACAATCCTTCCAGCGGATCTCGTCTACAATCTGGCCTGGGGACTCAAGATCCGTGAAAGAAATGCGCGTGACTCGGATCCCAAGCTTCGCGCACGTGTACGTGTTGATATCCCACGACGTCTGACCAACGAGCGTCCGGTCCTTCGAGGACCCTTGAAGTAGGACGTACGACGGTTCCCACACGGCGAGCGGAAGTGGGTCACCATTGGCGTCCATCTGGAGTGTCTCAACGGCCACAGTCACATCGATGGCCGTCTGCGTGGACCCGTCGTCCCGGTACAGTCCGTTCTGGGCCACGAAGTTACAGAACACCCGGCTCGGGTTGTCGATCACGAACGGACCGACGTACTTGGCGCCCAGGGACGTGAGAAACCCGCCGATTGCGTTATTCGTACCAAGCCCGGCCCACGGAGCTGTCGGGTCGGTTATAAGGATCTCGCTTTCGTCGACAGAAGCCACGGTGTAGACACCGTCGAGATCCACCATTCCAGTCAGCGACACCGGGTAGAAGACCTGAGTGGTGCCGGCGTGTGACAATACGTGAGCGTTGTACACACCGGACGTCGAGAATCCTGGATTGTACTTATTGGCGTAGACCTTGTAATCCTGATTCACTAGACCCGGGTTCTCGAAGTCAATCGTAGTAGAACCGATTGCCGTAGTGACGAACTGGCCTCGGAAGTTGAAGTCGTCCCCAGTATATCCAGAAATCGGGAAATCCTGGATAATAATCGGACCCCCGACCAACGTCGGACTGATACCATGCGCCGACGGCCAGATAAGCCGACCAGTCAGACCATTGTAATTGATCATGAGCTGGATGTTGGCCGTGGAGGAGGACCAGACGGTCGGCTTCTTAACGGCCACGAGGGTTAGCTGATCCCCGGCAGTGAACAACTTCCGGAAGTCCACGTATGTCTGCGGAGTGCTAACGGAGATCTTGTTCGGGGCCGAGAAGTACATAGTCGGCTTCCCGTCACCCGCGAAGCTCGTCCCGTAGTAACCCTCACCCTTGTTCGGTGGACGTAGAACCTGACCGTTTACAAGGTCGATCCTTCGGGCCTCGTACAAAGGGTCGGTGTCCGGCACACCAATGACCAGGGACGGGGATCCGTAGTTAGGTGACGTGAAGGCGTTGTAGACCTCCACCGACGCGCCGGAAAAGCTCTCGATCGGTGTGTCCCCGTCCCGGATGTCGGACACGTCGTACAATCCACGGCCGACGCACATGAAGGCGTGTTCGACCTCCTGATTCCCGATGTACGTCTTGTAAGGCACGGCGATGAGGTCCGGAGTCGACCGCACTGTACCAAAGATGTCCGGAATGCGGCCACGGATTCGGGGCTTGTTCTCACGGGCGCTGAGTTCGTTGTTTGGTGACGGGTTCTCCGAGTTCCGAACCGCTACAGTCGGGATCTCCGGACGAAAGAAGTAGGCCGCCGCAATCGCGGCCACCACGGCGACAATCGCGATGATGGTGGCGGGCTCCGCCGGGTACACCACAACGATGAAGGGACCATCCATCTCCTGAAGGGCCCTGACACTGTGTTCATCGACAGGCGTGACGTCCCGCTCGTGGGAGACACGCTCCAAGTACACGCGGGCGGTGGAAGGCCACGTCGGGAACCTGTCGACCAGGAACGCACAAACGTCCCGGGTGGTGTCCTGAGTCCAGGAGGACGGGTCAAACGGGTTCTCGGCGACAGTGATGGTCTTCAGCATGTGTAATACCTGACTGTCTGGAATCCGCGACTAGCTACGTCAACCGGAAGGAACTCGACCCCGTGCTCCTGGATGTGGAGAACGCGTCCTCTCAGGTACACGCCCACGTGCGGGGACGCGCGGTGCTTCAGCATGAGTACCAAGCACGGGTCGTGGGGACGTTGAACCCTCGTAAAATTCCGAAAGTGGCGACGAGAGGGGTGCCGATTCTCGGGGTCGAAGAGACCTTGCAGACGGTCGGTGATGTCCACACCTGTGAGGTCGGCCCAGACGTCCCGGGCGAAATGGAGACAGTTGTAAGACCGTCGGTTGAACCGCCGGCCCAGGTAGGTGTCCACGCTGGGCATTACAAGAACCCTCGAAGCATCGGGAACCTGTTTAGACTGTAGACCTCCCCAGTCTTGCTCACGTTGAGTGAGGGCGCCTTTGCCTCGAAAGACGCACCGTCTTTATTGAACGAGAAGTTCTGGATCTCGAGTACAAGCGGACCGAACAATGGTTGGGTCAGGTCGTCGGACCGGTACGTACGGTAGATCAACACGGGCTTCGTATCGTACGCGCCCGCCGTCGCGACGGCGTCCAACTCGGTTGGAAGCACTTCACCCAGGTCGCCGAGATCAATCTTGAACGCGCAGTCCAGATTGTCCCGTGGGCCAAGGGACGCGATCCTCAATGGGTAGTAGGAGAAGAAGGCCGAGGCCGCCGTCTCCAAGGTGACTGTCACCCCGTCCACGGCGTTTCGGACTACACGGTACGTCTGAGTGAACGATGGGTGTGACAACTCGATCAACTCCAACTGTACAACGTCGGACCTCGAGTTGAGGAAGTACGCGGCGTAATCGGGGTCGGCCACGTTACGGCCCCATCGTGTCGGGTAGAGTGATGTTCACGAACTCGTCCAGCTTCTCCAGTACCGGCTCCGCGGCCGCGTACGAACCGTAAGCGGCGACCACGTCCACGATAGCGATCTCGTCCTCGTAGTTGACCGGTACCACCGGCTTCACTTCCAGTTCGGTGGTGACCGTGTAGGACCGGCCATGCTGAGCGGCCAGTCGGAACGTGCCGGGGATGAACTTGGCCTCGTACTCCGTCAGGATGGCTTCGTCCAACAGAAGGTCGATGGTGAACGGAAGTGCCCCGTTGTACGTGGACCGGTAGAACGCTCGAAGATACCGGTACTCCCCTGGCCCGACAACCCAGGTCACAGCCACACGGGCCACAGCACCGAGGATGTCTCGCCTGGTCCGCGGGGCCCCTCCGTCGAGTTGAACGGAAGCCACTTCCCAGCCATCGGCGGCCGTGTATCCGTCCTGACTTGGTGGGATCAAAAG